AGCTATTGACCGCACAACTCCAACCCTTCTCCCAAAGGCCGAAATGGTCGCTTAGATGCACGCCTTTGATGTTCCGATATTGCTTGGCATGGTTCGCTAGGTTGGATTCAAACCGGGCATCATGATTACCCAAGGTCCAGATCTTGCGGGCTCGTCTGCTGGCCTTGGCGATGTCCTGAAGATGGTCTTGCGCGGCCTCGATCTCCTGCCACGGCTCCGGCGCACTTTCCCACATGATCGGGGCGTGCCGGCCAATTGAAGGGAAATCGAGTACATCGCCGTTGAGGATAACGACGCTGGGTCTGAGGTCGTCGGCGAATTTCTTGAAGGCTCTAAGCGCCGTCGAGTTCTGGCCGGGCCAAATGTGGAAGTCTGAGCCCACCAGGATCGTGCCGTTCTTGAGTTCTTGCTGAAGCCGATGAGGATATTTGGCTTCCAGGTAGGCCAGTGTCGGCGTGTGGATCGGCTCATCGTACTTGATTTCTAGCCGGCGCCTTCGGTAGTTGACGTTCCGAACCGTTGTGCCGATGATCTTTGCTGCCTTCATAACCCCATGAGCTTTGACTGTCGCGAGAAAATCGGCGTCCGAGCATTTAGCGGCCGGCAACCTAGACACCTCCATTTTGTACAAAGCACCATACGCCGCCATCGACCCTCAAAAAGACGACAGCGTGCCCCGATGGATTCCCGGCGTCCCACTTGAGCTTTTCCTTCGGGATTTCGAATTCCTCGCCGATCTCACGATGTGGACGACCGAGAGGAGCATCAGGACGATCATCAGTAATCCGACAATACGTCTTGCCATTTCGGACTGAGATATCATCGCACCAGTAAGCATCCGCCTCGCCGCAGCACGAAGCATTCGGGTTGTCCGGCTGCATCAGGGATTTGTACCACTGCCGTATTGATGGATCTGAGCCTTCCCATTGGCCGGTGTCTCTCGCTTGTGCTGACAGGCAAAGAAAAAAGCCCGTGAGGGCCATCATCGCTTTAAGCACCGCTTCCCCTTCTCTATGTCCGCTTCGGAATAGCCCCACTTGCGAGCGAGACTGGTCATCTTCGTTTCACTCATGTACCGCGCGTACCAACGCACCTTGCTGCAATCGATGTCGGCGGGCTGAGTGGCGAGGAGCAGGATCAGGACTATCGATGCAGCCATTGATCCATCCCGTATTTGATGCCCTGCCACAGAAAGAAGAGGACGCCAGACGCAATAGAGCCACCGAGCCAGATGTAGGCGGCCGCCTTGCTCTTGAAGTCCTTGAGGACCTCCACCTCGGCTTCCAGCTTCTCAATGTGTTTCATGCGCTCTTCGATCGCGCCAAGACGCTCGTAAATGTCCAAAAGAATTGTGGTATCCGTCTTGTCGTGGTTCATCGCTTGATGATCCGAGCAACGTTCTCGAAGCCGCGCTTCACGAAATAGAAGCTAATGATCAGGTTGGCAGCCCAGAGCGCCCAGCCGGTCAAAGGATCAGTGCTGCCGAGGCCCAAGACCTTGTCCCAAAGCAAAAGCTTGCTGTAGTAAAACAGCGTGACGTAAGCGAAGAGCTTTTCGACCTCCCAAGGATGCCCGATCTCGGCAATCTTGAGTTGGTTCTGCGCGTTCGTTTCTGCGGTCTGAGCTGCGATCTCGGTTGCGGCGAGATCGGCAGCGATCCGGTTATCGACGTTGCCTGCTTTGAGCTTTGCCTGGTAAGCTTCGATCAGCCCCTTGATGACCGGGCCACCAAGGAAGCTGATGATTGAAAGCCACATCCGCTCAGTCCTTCGCCAGGCCGCGGATGCGCGCTAGAAGTGTGATGACCGAGATGCCGGTCAATGCATAGCCGAGGTACTGAGGATTGTCCTTGAGGATATCCATCACTTGCTGCTTCAGATTCAGGCTCGGATCGCCAAGCCATGTTCCGACCTGATCAACCAGCGCAAAGGCCGAGCCGATGCCACCGAGGACGTAGCTCCACAGGACCGTGAAGGAGTTGCCGCACATGGCCCAGACCTTCGCCCAAAAGCCATCCGCATTGTCATAGAACGATTTGAATGCGGGGATCTTGTGCAGAAGCGGACGAAGGATCAGCGCATACCCGACGACCATTCCGGGGGCGATGAGAATTAGCCAGAGCATAAAACCTCCTAAGCCTTCGCGTATGCGTCGGCGCGTTGCGAATGGATGATGGCGCTATGGATGAAGTAGGCTGCGAGGCAGATCATGAAGGCGCCGGCAGCACACAGCGCGACCTTGCCGCCAAGCGACATATGCGACCAGTCGAACGTTGGCAGAGCTACCCCAGTCCCGCCGCCAGACGTTGCGGCGCCGGTCCCGGCCTTCTGAGAGGCCTTCTTGGCTTTGGCGGACTCGTCGTCCAGTTTTTTGCGGGCGTCGGCTCCACTCATCTTGGCACCGACTGAGAGCCACATGCGAACCGCAGCGGCCTCTCCCTGCGTGCAGCGTCGAGACCAGCCCTTGCCGAACCGCCAGAAGGTGGAAAGGCCCTGAAGGAATGACAGGCGCGTCCGCCAGTACTTCTGGATGGCGGCGACCTTGTCCGGCGCGTCGTTCGCCGGCTTCACCACATCCGCGATGGACTTGGCCTGAATGCCTAGCGCCTTCCCGGCCCAGACAGGAGCGCGACCGACGCCGGAATTGATTGCGGCGTCAAGCACCGAGTAATCGAAGCCGGCCGGCAGATCATCGTACCGCATCGGGTCGGCGTAATGCTTCTTGTAGATAAGCGCCGCGACCGCCTTCGGCATGTTCTTGACGTCGGGCGGCGTTGCATCCCGCTTCCAATACTTTCGAGCATCGAAAATCGTGATGCCCCAATTGGTTGCCCCACCAGGGTCCACAGGATCGTTCGTATAGCCGCCTTCGTCCGCAAACACGCGAACCATGGCTGCGTCGTAAGTTGCAGCTACCATGGGTTGACTGTCCTTGTGGTTGTGGTGTTAGATTCTTCCCGGCACGAGGAGTCCGGGATGAAGTGGGTTATCGATCGCTCTATGAATGCGGTGGCGAGGCTGTGGCGATTTTTTGCGCCAAGGGCAGAACCAGAGCCAAACACACCCGCCAAAACCGCGGAAGAAGTAGCGAGGCTGGAGCGCGAGCACGGAATTTACTAACAGTGCGTAACTTGGCCCATCCAATTTGTGGTAAATGAAGCGCCTGGAGTGGCCGCACACCCAACCGCCTGAGCGGCCTGCGATTGCGACGTCGAGAACGTGCCGCTGAAGGTGTTGCCCGACACGGCCACGGCCGATTGGCCGATCACCGTTGCTACACCATTCGTCACGGTTCCGACGATGAAGCGATTGTTTTGCGCCGTGCTGGCTGTAGAAGAACCGAAATCAAACACCGCCGTCCCATTGCCCATATTGACATAGTTTTTGTCGATATTGACTTGGTTAGCCGCAGCAGCACTGAAGTCCACCATCTTGCTCATGGTGCCGGCTCCAGCGAAGGTATTGCCGACGATGTTGATCATAACCGGATTAGCGGCGCTACCATTGTGTTTGATTGCGCCCGAACTTGTGGCGCTGCCTCCGGTGTTGTTGAGCGTGAAGTAGTTGTTGAGGATATCGATTCCGGCGACCGTCCCGCCAAGTTCGATCGCGAAGGAGTTAGCTTCGTCTTCGATATAGTTGTCACGGAACACAACCTTCGAGGTCGTGTCGAAATGGATGGCATTCGCGGTGTTACTTGTGCCGGGGTGGCGCTCGAAGCGTGAGTTGGAGACGAAATGACCGCTACCGCTGGTAATGCTCAGGGCCAATGCTGCGTAGCCGTTGAAAAACACATGATCAACAAAGATGGCCTGAGCGAACGCAATGCCTTGCGGGTTGATCGACAGACATACAGTCGAGCAGTTAGCTATAACCGTGCCGCCAATGAAGTGGACGCTGTAGCTCCCGCCGCTTGAAACCGTGTTCGACGTAACGCGCACAGTCTCACTGCCGCCACTCATGTAAACGTTGTTGAAGACAATGTTCTGCTCAACATCCTGAACCTGGACTATGCGCGAGCAGGATGCCGAGCAGACCAAGCCGATATTCTGGAGAAAGATGCCAGTTGCATTCGCGCCAGATGACGGGCCGACGGTAAGGCCAATGCTTACGCCAGTGTATGTCAGGATGCTTGAGCCCGGGCCTTCTCCGGCGAAGGAGCACCCTGACGCGGAGATCTGCCCCGCGGTCGCGAACTGGTAGTTGCCTGCCGGGACCCAGATCAGGCCGGGGTTTAACGCGCACGCGGCAATAGCCGCCGCTATTGCAATCGAATTGCGCTGGGCCGTGTCGGCGCCAGACACGGCCCCATACGTCGTGATATTGTAGGTCGGGACCCCGGCTTTGGTGATAGTCGCGACGCCGCTGGCGGCAATCGAAATATCGCCAGTGATCGTCTTGCACAACGGGTTTGCCGCTGTTTGCCCAATCGGAAATTGACCGCCGCTGCAAAGCAGCGACCCAAACCCCTGCACGCCGGCCCCCTTGCCGATCGCAAAAGCACGATTGGTGACAGTGCCGCCCTGCTGCGCCTGTACAGGAGCAATAAAAAAGGCCGCCGAAGCGACCAAAGAGACCAGCCTATTTAGAGATTTCATACGGCGTAACCAGTTCCTGGCAAAGGGGTAAGGCGGAGACTTCCGTTGCTGCTGGCAATCGTCCAGCTTGTTAGCCCTCCGGGCAAAATGTCTGAGCCAGATAGAACGATCGTAATGTTGTTGGTGTCGGCGTCGCCTTTCCAATCTGAGATCAGAACGTCGCCTTCTTTCGAGGTTGAGGTTGGCATGACGAGCGTTGTTGCGCTCCCGACCGTCTTGTTGACGCGGACGGTTCTGGAGAACGTTCCGACAGCGACCGATGATCCTGAGATGATCTCCTGATCCGTGTCTCCACTTGCTGGGGGGGCACCAACGGCGACAGTGCGCCCAAGGCGGTCTATGATTGCCATCAGAGTTTGATCATCGCGTTCAAGTGTACCGTTGGTTGCTCGATTGAAAACGCTGTGCTCGACCCGCCCTGGGCTGTACCGGCGAAGGTCGATGTCGCCTGCGTGCTTGTGATAGCTGGCGCCGACGTGCCAAACGCACCTCCGGGTGCGCTATTGGCGACAACATTGCCGATATTCTTGAGAATGTTCGGGCTACCGCTGTCAGAGGTAAGCGTGCTCGTAATCGCGCCGTTCGTGATCGTTCCTGCCGGCGTATACGGCGGCAGGTTAGAAGTGCCCAGCGTAGCTGTCTCAGCGCCCGCCGTTACGCCAAGGGCGCGAGAAGTCAGTCCCGACCCCGCGCCAGCAAATGCTAGGGCTCGCCCGAGCACCTTCGGAAGCGCAATGCGGCAATGGTTGGCCCATGCCGTTGCTGCGTTGACCTGCGCGGCTCGCGTTGTGCCGGCGCCGGCACTGGTCGTGATAGCCGCGTTGGCATCAACAAAGTTGTTGTACATCAGCGTGAACAAGGCGAGAGCTGCGACGTTGGCATAGGTAGCGCCAGAACTCGCGTCTCCAATCGTGCCGTCGTCGAACATCCGCCAGCCACTATCGGCCGCCGTCTTGATAGTGAACTTGATATCGCCGGTCGTGAACGTGAAACTTGCCGCAGTAACAGCAGAAGCAGCCGCGGCCGTAGCAGATGCCGAAGCAGCAGCCGCCGAAGCTGCGGCAGAGGCTGCCCCAGTCGCCGTGAAGACAATCGACGTACTGTCAATCGTAATGTCACCGGCAGTCGCGACATAGTATTCGTTCAAGGCGTTCACCGAACCCGACGTGACGAATACCAAAGTCCCCGTCACAACATCATAGGCGCCGTCAAAATCCTTGGTGCGCAGCCAGTTCCCTGAAGACGCCTCATAGATGCCGTTCTGTGCGCCGTTCGTCTGGTTCTTGACAAGAACACGGTCATGCTCGGCGACCGTCACGCCATCGATCGCCTGCAATCCAGACAGCGTAATGTTGGCCGTGGTCGCAACGCGGCATGGCGCCTTGACCGCGGTCCCTTCGGCCACGGAATATCGTCGGTCAATCAATGTCATTAATTCAGCTTCGCCCTTTTGGCGTCGTTGGCCTTCTTCATGATCTCAGGGTTCTGCATCATGATCAGGGACCGGGCCATTTCGCGCGACTGCGTAATGGTGTTCGTCATCAGTTCCTTGCGTGTCGATTCCGGCATCTGGTCGAAGCCCGGCATGGACACGATGGCATTCAATCGAACCTTGGCTGTGCGTCCGGCAATGCGCGCGAAGTCGTCGTACTGCTGGTCGGTCAATTCAACGCCGCGGATCTTGCGATCGACCTTACCTGGGTAATAGCCGGCGGCGAGAAGCGCCTTGTTCACCGGGTCGTTCTTGAGACGGCTTTCGACAATCGGACTCACCAGGTCGGGACCGAGGCCCCCTTCGCGAACAACAGGCTCGCCCCAGACATCACGCTTGGGCATCAGGGTCTGAGACAGGCCGGGAATACGGGCCTTCAGGCCGTCCACAACAGTCCGCGCCTCACGCACGATCGGGTCAATCGCCTGGGCCGTCTGCGCCGAGATCGCGGGAACGACCGTTCCTGACAGGCTCTTGATGTAGCCCTTGCCGTAACGCTCGGGATCGGTCACGGCCTGGATCAGATCGGATGGGCCTTTAAGCGAGGCGCGCTCTAGAATGTTCTTGCTCACCGCCCCGAAGATCAGCGCCATCAGGTGCTGCTTTTCGGTGTCCTTGGCGCCGGCCGCTTGATTGATCTCCCATGCATCAGCAACTGTGCCGAGGATGATCGAGAATGGGTCGAGGCGATTATAGCGGTAGTACATATCGCCGATCTTGACGCTGTAGTCCTGCCAGCCATTGGCGCGCATGATCGCCTTCTGCTTGGAATCGGCAGGTCCGCCGCCCGTGATCAGGCCCTGCGAGGCCATCTCAAGAGCGGCCACGCCAACCATAGTCCCGAGCGTGATACGAGCGATCTGGGTATCCCGCGCGACGTTGCCGTTCTTACCAGAGAGATTGTCACGGACCTCGCGGGAAAACACACCGAGAGGTGAACGTTCGCCGGCATATTTGAGCAGGTTGATCGGCGTGCGAACGAACGGAACAACCAGCTTCGCAAGGATGTGGCTATTGGAAAAGTTCTGGACCGAACGGCCGACATTGCCGAGCGGCGTTTGGAAGGTCTGGTACTCCGCGACCTTTTTTGCCGCAGCAATCATCTCATCGGTCGGGTTGGCCGACAACTCCGCGACCCGCGCGTTCATGCGCTCAGTCGGAAGGCCTTCCTTTGAAGCGATGGCATAGGCTTGGCGGTTGATGTCGCCACGATAGGCCACCGACTTGAAGAACTCATCTTCCGCCGTCAGCATCCGAAGGGGGATGCGGGCTTGCTCTCCGCCGATCTGGCGTTCCTTGCCGAACAGGTTGACCGTTGCAGAAGGCAAGGCACGGGGATTGTACTGCTCAGCCTGTCGTGTCGTGGTAAGCTGACCCTCGCCGGTCTTGTATGCCTTGTAGGCAGCAACTACGCCCTCGCGAGAGCCCTGCACCATGCCGAACAGCTCGGCCGCGGCCTCACCCGGCAGAACGCGGTCCTTGGAGCCCGTGATCAGACTTCGCGCCTTGCCGACCCCCGAAGCCGCCAGCGTCTCCAGCGGGCGCCAGAGGCCAGAGATGGTGTTGCCCATGATGTTGGCGAGGTGGGTCTTTGGACCTGACAGAAGCGCGGACATCCACGCCTCAATGACCATGTCCTTCAGGCTTGGCTTGATCGTGTCGTTGACGAACTTCGAAACCTGGGCCGGTGTGTCCAACTGCATGCCGAGCTGGGCTTCGCGCTGCAACTGGAACAGGGTCTTGCCGGTCGCGCCCTTCAGAAAGGCGTCAATCTGGCCCGCTTCCTGCTGGCCTTCAAGCTTACGAAACGCCCGGAGAGCCCGGCCGGCTTCAGCCGTGAGACCAGCAACCTGTTCCTGGATCATCCGATGGCGCTGCTTGGCTTCGGCATAGGCCATTACGTCGGCCTCTGCGCCGTTGGCGGCCTTCGCCATGGCGTCGCGCACATGGGTAGCTGATTGGATCAGGAGCTTACGGGCCGCCATGATCTGTTCGGCGTTGAAAGCCTCGCCCAGCTTACGCCGGTTCAGCGTGCCTTCGTCCATGCCGAGCGCGTCGGCGAGTTCGAGCACCTGCCCGTCCGTCACCACGCCGCGGCGAGCGTCAATGAATTCGTTGTTGGCGGTTGCGGCGTCGCGGATGACCTGAGATACATCTTCAGGCGTCGAAAGGTTGTCGAGCCGGATATTCCCGGCTTTATCGACCAGCGGGCTTTCGGTCTTGAACGGCTCTTGCGCGCTTACCGGGACTTCTGTTCGAGGCTGAGCTGATGGTCCAACGCTTTCTGCCGGAGCTGCACTTCCGCCCTCGCCGACCGCTCCAGTTGCTTGATCGTTTCCAGCTTCTTGGGGTCGTGCGGCTTCATTGCCATCACGGACAGGTTGCGGACCTCCCGCTTCGCGTCGGTCAGTTTTTGACGCAATTCCTTCGAGCCGGGCATCATGTTCCTCGGGGATGTGCTGCGCCGCCAGCCTATCACGTTCCTGCTGGATTGTCTCCGCTACAGGATGGGCGGCTTCCGGCGTCGTGTGCAGCGCATCCGCTTCATGGATGTCCGCAAAGTTCTTCGGCGCCTCTGGCTCGATTTTAACCTGTTCGGGCTTGAGCGCAATCAGCCGGTCGAAAACACCCCGGATTTCGTTGTTGACCGGGGATTTCAGCCGATCGACGGTCTGATAGATCTTGGTCAGCCAGTTCTTGAACTTCTCGAACACGCGTGCGAGGCCTTGAGTAGGGGCCTTACCTTCCATCATGTAACGCTCGAACCCACGGGCGAACTGCTCATGATGGCGGGTTTTGATGTCGGAAGCCTTCTCCACCCCGAGCCAGTCGAGGACCGATTTGGAATCCGCCAGCAGGCTCTCTGGAGCTTTGGTGTGCTGAGCATCCCGCATCAGTTCTTCCAGCCACTGATGGCCGGTTTCGTGGATGAAGGTGGACTCGTTGGCGTCCTTGAACAGGGTGATGACTGGCTGGACCTCGCCATCCCTAAGGTTGATCTTCCCGCGCTTGATTTGAGCAAACTCTTTATCGATCGGCGCAGCGGACCCGCCCTCAAGCGGCTTGGGCTCGGGCACCACATCCGACGCTGCCGGCTCGACACCCTTGCCGGGCTTGATCCGCGCGCCCTCTGCGGCATACAGTTCGTCGGCCGTCCCCAGCGCGCCCTCGAACCGGGCGGCACGGGCCTCATAATGCGAGGCGATGACCTGACCAGCCGCAGACGCTTCCTCAGCGGGCCTGCCAGCCGCCACCAGACGCCCCGCGACATCCTGCGCAATCGGGTGGGTCTCATCAATGGCGCGCCCCACGACCGCCGCAGGCTCGATAGCAGGCACTTCAGCAACAGGAGCCGGAGCGGGCTCGACCGGAGCAGGTTCAGTAATTGGCTTTGCCTCACCCGGCGCGGCCTCAACCGGCTTTGCTTCGCCGGATTCAATTACCTCCGGCTTGATCGCCGCGGCCTGTTCTTTCACAGTCGGGGCCGGTACTTCCGCGGTCCCCTTCCATCCTGCCTCACCCGCACCAATCACGCCAAGATCGCGCGCCTTGGCAACCTCAGCCTCAACGGTTGCGATATGCTGAGCCCGGCCCATCTGGGCCACGCCGGCACCGGGCGCACCCGTGGGCTGCCTAAAGCCCATCGGGAAGGCTTCCAGAGCGCCAGCGGCCTCACGGCCAAGCTTGGGTTGCCCCAACTCCTCGCCGGTCTGCGCAATCGCTTCCTGCACGCCCCTGAAGCCCGCGGGTAGACCGCGCATAATCGGATCAGTCAGATATGTTGCTGCACCGCGGACGAGGTTTTCGTTAAAAGCCTTGATGATCGAACGCTGGCCCTTGTCGTAATCGTTGAAGACGCCGGCCTTCTTCATGGCTTCAACGGACTCGTCGGACAGGCCGTTCGGCTCCGAGCCCCAGCCCTGCTTTGCGCCCTGCCCGAAATGGTCGAGAATGCGCGCGATCGGGTTAACCTCGGTGCCGCCGAAGATCAGATCCTGGATCGGAGACGTGCCGAGCGTCTGACGACGATAGCGCTCCCGCTCAACGTCAGCCGGGAACAATTCATCCACCGACTTCGGCTGCTCCGGGAATAGCTCGTCAACGCTCTGGAGACCCGCCATTACTGGCTCACCGGAACGGCAGGAGCAGCCACGCGAGGCGCCGCCCAGCCCTTGTCAACCGCCAACTGATCAGCAACTGCCTTTGAGACCTTGCCGCCGCGGTAGGCCGCCACGAGTTCATTCAGCGTTTGGACCTTCGTCGCATCGAACGTCGGCGCCGTAGTCGCCGCTGGCTGATCGCGGATAGTGTCATTGAACCACTCCGACATGGGCCGCTTGTAGTTCGTGATCGCTTTCCCGATGTAATCGGGGCTATCCGGGTTGAGCAATTGAGCCGGGGCCTTGCCTGCCTTCTTGCCAGCGTCATAAGCCGGCAGCGCATTGGCAAGGAATTTCAGATACAACTCGTCGCCCTTCGGGTCTTTGATATGCAGCCCTTCATCCGTGCCGCTGATCTGCCCGCGCGCGGTCTTGAGGAACTGGCTTTTCATCTCGGTTTCGGCAACGCCTTCCGGCGTCTTGCGTGAGTTGATCTCTGCAACCAGCTTGTCAACACCGTGAACGGTCAGATCGCCATTCGGCCCAACGCGCTCATACAGCACGGATGGATCGGTGATCCGGCCAGGCGTACCTTCAGGCGCATGCACCAGCTTATAGGCGTCGTAGAACCCTTTGCCGTAAGTCTTGTCGTCCTTGCTGTCGCCAAGAGCCCGGCCAGCAGCCGAAATCATGCGCTCTTTCGCAGCCGGCGTCAGATGCGGGTCGCTCGCGATGCTCTGCACGTTCATCTTGGGCTGCGGGCTGTAGAGATCCTGAAGAACCTCGTTCTCCCGCGCGTCGGACTGCGTCTTGACCTGTTCGGCCTGCAACTTGATCTGGCGCTGCTGCTCGATCGAGCCGCCCTCGACCTCCTGACGCGCTGTGTGCAGCATGTCATAGGCCTTGTCCTCGGGAATGAAATCCACAAGGCCGCCCTTGCCGCGCTGGGCACCGCCCATCTTCCGCCCGGACCAGTCAATTACCGTGTCAGTCGTCTTGCCCTCAAGAACAGACTTGTTGGCGGCGATCGAAGCGGGCGTCACGACGTCAGAAATCGGCGTCCCAGGAGCGGCCCGGAGCACCTTGGCGGCATCGTTCACGCCAAGGAAGTGCGCGAGGTAAAGGTTCGTCGGCGTTGGCGCAATGCCTTGATTGCGGAGCACCGCGGCATTGTCGTCCATCAAGTAGCCCGCCATCTCGCGGGCGACCTTGGGGTCAGCGCGAAGGTCGAGGATTTCCTTCTCGCTGCGCCCCTGCAACAGGTCAGGACGATGGCTCTGGACCATGTCCAGCCACGTTCCCTTCGTGAACTGGAAGTTGCCCATCGCGGACGACGTCGAGGAGCGCGCGGCGGGATTTCCCGTTGCGTTCTCAACCTGCCCGATCCGATCAAGGACCGCATCCTTGCCCTGCACGACAGGACTAAGCGCCTTGACCCGCTCGTCCGGCGGCATCATCTGGATTGCGCTGACCGCGTAATCCTCAGTCCACTTCTTGCGGTGCTTCTGCTCAGTAACCGGGTCGATGTAGCCGGCCTCTTTCAGACCTGAAAGCAACTGCTGCCCGGCAGTGATGAACTTGGCGCGCTCGGCAGGGTCGCTCGTCTTCAAGGCCGACTGGCGGATTTCGTCCAGCTTCTGATTTGTGTCCGCGATGGTCTGTGTCTTCTGAAGATCATAGACCTTATCGCCGACCGCGATCGTCTGCCCGGTCAGGTCGGGCGCCGTCTTGAGGCTCCACAATTCCCGCTTGCGCGGGTTGGAGATCATGCCGGCGGATTCGTCGTAGGCCTGCTGGAACTTCGGCGCGTAAGTCTTGTCAAGATCGGTCGGGTCAGTGACCGTCGAAAGCTCATCACGAAGCTGCTTGGTCTTAATCAGGTAATTCGAATTAGCGCGGGCCTCATCGAGTGCATCCGTGTCGGTCTGCTGCTGGTTGACGACAGCCGAAATGTCACGCGATGCAGACTGCGCCCCCTTGCCGACGTCGGACACACCGCCGGCAATCGCCGCCGCGCCACGCGCATAGCCAGTAACATCAAAGGTCGCAATTGGCCGGCCGGAGTTGCCGGAAGGCGTTCCGCCTAGTGCCGAGTCGTCGGGAAGCTTGGCCAACTAGCCATACCTCACGTCGGGGATCTTGTTATATGTCCGGTATGCCGACCCGGCAGAACCGATCAGTGTGCCGGCTGCGGATAGGTAAGACGCATCCTTCTTTGCATTACCCTCAGCCAGCGCGGCATCGCCGGACATTCTCGAACCCGTCGCCTGATCTTCCAGGCCACGCGCGCGATTCTCGCCCGTGTACAGGTCCATCAGCGACTGATATTCGCCACGGCCAGCGATGTCCTGACCAAGCCCGACCACGGTCGGGTCATCCGCGCCACCGCCCGAAGCGGCTGCATTGGCCTGAAGCGTCGATTGCAACAAGCGGGACTGGCGGTCTTTATCCAGCGCCGTTCGCTGTGCAGCCGCACGCGATTCCTGTGCTGACTGCTCTTCCTGAGCCGCCTTGAAATACGCCGCGTCCTGCTGAGACTTGCCGGCAGACGCCGCAGCGCTTCCGCCCATCAGCGTTCCAGCCGCAGACAGGGCCCCGCTTGCAACGGTCGCGACCGTCATGGTGACGGGATCGTGGACCGTAGCCCAGCCTCGGAAATGGTTATAGGCCTTCCACATCAGTTAGAAGCCTCCCACACCCAAGCCTTCTCCTCATCCACCATCACTTCCTTGAATCCCAATCTCGCGAGCCAGCGCTCCGCGGCGTCATTCGTCTTTTCAGCAAGTGCAACAATGCGGCGATAACCAAGGCGTCTCGCCTCCTGCATGGCCATCAGCCCCGCCCTATGGAGGGAGACGGCATATTTCTCAGCGCCGGGCTTCTTCATCACGAAGGCGGCGATCGTATCGTTCGGCTGGTAGGCAAATCCGCCGATGCCGAGCAACTCACCGTCTAACTCGACCGCCCATGCCCGAACCCGCCAAGGAAGCGGCCCCGTGATCATGGCGTCGATATCAGCGCGGGTCGCCGGCCTAATCTTCGTTTGTCGTGACACCGACAACCGCCGCCATCACCATGCACGGGCGCGGAGCTGTTCCCCGCAGGCACAGACGCGAATCCGTACCCCATTCTCCAGGGACAGTAATCATCATCCCGTCGAAGTCAGACCAGACCGTATTGCTATCTACCTCAGCCCCATCTTCAACCAAGGGCATGTTGTCCATCACCGTGAACGACTGCCCGTATTCGAGGCCCTGTGCGTGGGTGTTGGCGAGAACGAGACCGATCTTGTCTACCTTCTTGGTCTGGTTCAACGCGGTCCCGAGCTGCGCTGCATAAGCGAGCTTCGCGGATTTGAACGTCGCGCTATATCCGAGACCAACAACCGCATCAGTCACAGCATCACCGAGACCCATAATCTGGCCGCCGCCGACCGTGAATGTCCCGAAATCGCGCCCTGTCGTGGCGGTCGATCCATCGGGCAGCGTTACCGTGAACGGCGTAATCGTGTTCCAGCCCCACACTACGACTTCCTCGCCTTCGAGATGGTCGAGGCCCGTAATGGTCGTCACTGCGGCGCCTGAGTAGTAAACGTGGCTATCCGCACAACGCGCCTCGGGGAGCCCGTAACACTGATCGCGCCTTGCCAGCTTCTCCAGGAAACGCTTCGTTGACCCGCCAATGGTCCGGTTGACCGAGTAGTAAACCCGGTTTTCAAGCGAGCCCGGCAGGATAGCAACCGATTCAACTTCGCCGTTCGTTTCGATCTTCCACCACGCCTCGACCTGATCCTCAGCGTCATGGAGCAGCGCGGCAACCAGCCCATCGCCACGGATAAAATGCAACTGCGTGTCGGGCTGTCGCTGGACAGCGAGATCGACAAAGCCCTCCGCGCCGATGTCCGGATTGAGCCTTGTCAGGTCGTTTGCAACGTAGTCCTGCGTATCGACCGAAAAAGCGAGTTCGAACACCCGTCGATTAGACTGCTGCACGAAGACGCCGCGCGTGTCGATCTTGACCGCAGCAACAGGAGCTGACCCCTGCGTCGAACAATCCTTCAGCGTGAAGTTCGTCGGCGTCAAGGGCTGGTCGAAACTTCCGGAGCGGACGGAAGTCTCCGCGCCCTGCCGGCCGACAATCAGGCGGCTGAGATCCAGCAGCCAATTGATCGTATCAACTGGGCCAAATCCAACCGAGCGATTGATCGGGCCTGCATCGCCCTCCGTATCCGGATCGAAACTCGTATAGGCATCCGAGACTGAGCCCCAGATTTTATCGCGTCCGGCGAACCACAGTCTGCCGTCGTGAAAGCGTAATGCGGATGGCCACCCGGAGACGTCGGACCAATCTCCCTCATTCCAGTCCGAGGTAGCGGTCAAGCTGGAGAACGCTGACAGAACCTCGATATTGACAACGGTCGTCGAGCTGAAGCCCGTCACGCGGGCAACACCAGCCGCGCCGCCGCCCGTGTATGTCAGCGCAACCGTTGCCGTGCCGCTGGTGTAGTTGCCGGTCTTGATGCCAAGACGATACCAGCAGATCGAGTTGTCCAGAGCGTCGTTGTAGCCGGAACTAGTCGGCGACGTGAAGTTGGCGACATCGATAAAGCCGGTCGTCGCTGAATCGATCGACCGCTGCAAGGTGACAGTTGCCGAAAACGTTCCGGTAATCGAGTAGTTGAACACACGATCGCCGCCAACTCCCGTCACACGAATGGTCGAACCAAACGTGTTTTGTGCGGCGAGCGCGTCACTGGTCGATTGGCCCGAGGAGAATAGGCGGAACAAACATCCGACGTGAGATGTACTGAAGAGAGCGCGGCTTGCCGTGAGCGTCGTGTTGCCAGACAGAGCGCCCGGCGTCAGCGTGATATCTGTCCCGTTCCCTACCTGGAAAGGACCATCATCGGACTTGTAAAGAACAACCGACCAGGAATTGACGCCTCGCCGTTCGATCTGGCGCTGCTGTTGGCCTTGGCAGGCCGTAAAGACAATGTCGCCTGATTGAGTGAACCGGACGAAAGAAAGATCATCCTCGGTCCAGCTTGTCGGTAACTCCATCGTGCCGGCGGCTTCAACCGTGATCGAGTCCACGATCTTGGTTTGTGCCGTGATCGTCTCAAGCTGGATATAGACCGTCGCGCCTGTCGGCGTGAACGCGAGGGAGTGCGTCCCGGTCTCCAATGTAGCCTGCGCAATATGGTCCGTCCCGCCGTCTGTCGAACCGGCCCGGAAGCGGATGGGGCCGCGCTCGACAACAATGCGAAACGCATGCATTACGTTCTGGTCAGGCCCTGCAACAGTAACCGACCGCTTGCCTTGCGCTAGACCGCCCGCCGCGGGCGATGCCAGGTTCAACTTGCCGCCCGAGATCGTCGCAGAGGCGCCGGAGCCCGTTGCCGTCAGCGTCCAGCCAGTTGACGAAGAGAAGTCGCCATTCGTGACAACGGTCGAGACCGAAGGACGAGTGACCAGCGTTTCAGTATCGCCCGAGACCGTCCAGACCCTCAGTACGGAATCCGTCAGCTCGATCAGAGCAAGATCGGTATTCGAGAATACGAACGGCACAAGCCGGCACGTCAAATCGTCGTTGATCTCGCCGCACTTCTGCAAGCCCGGCCGCAGCATCATAGGCCCGAGCACCCACGGCTGCCAGTTGACCTGCTCCTCGGCAGACAACCGCATCCGCTCGACGTCAACGCGGCCTAGCGAATAGCGCGATACTTCCCCGCGGTTGAAGGCAAGCAGCGGGGCATTCTGCACGCCCATTAGCGCGTATTGCCCATGTTGCGGTCACGGCCACCAAGACGGGATGTCACCCACGTTCCGCGCGGGGGGAAGCCCGGAGGCTCGTCCATCGCGTCCTTCGAGCGGGCCTGAGCAAGCGCCCGCTTCTCTTCCTTCTTCATGTCGTCATCCGGGTATTTCCCGGTAATCCGCTTGCAGGTCTTCACTGCCAGCCGATTGGCAACATAATCGGTAAAGGATTCCGACCAGAGCGAGAGATCGCCGCCGTAGGCAGGATCATTTGAGACGTACTTCGCGTAGAGCGGATCAATGTTGGCAAACCAATAGTTCGGCTCGTCAACAACGGTCAAAAGCGGCGGGTCGAACGTCTCGGTCGATCCAAGCGAATAGGTGCGGATGAAATCTGACGGCTTGGTAAAGGCATAGGTATACCCGAACGCCGGAGTGACGCTCGCCGAGCTATCGGCCTGGATCGCGCGCATCGCGAAATTCCAGAACCCCATTTCGAGGCAGTATGCAATGGCGTCGTCATACGCGTCATCGAGGGCGCGACGAGGCTCACGTGCCTCGCTCAGGCTGGCAAGTTTCCGCTCGCCCAGAATGAGCAGGGCGGAATTATAAAGCCCGATTTTTGATGCCACTTACGCAGCCATCTTCCGGAGATGGTCGTCAATCCACTCGATGGCCTTTTCCTTGGACTGGAAGCCAGCCGCGAGAACCTGACCATCCGCTTTGCGGATCACGTCATGCATGCGCTTGCCAACGTTCCATTTGGTCGCGAGCGGAGATGCTTCAGAGACTTCGGCAACGGGCGGCTGGTCTTTGTGCTGCAACCGGACCTTCAGGTAGGCCTTGTTGACCTCCGTGATGATCAGTTCGGCATACAGGCCGGTATCGAGCTTACGCAGTTCGATGATGTCGCCGCGCCCCTTCAGATTGGTCGGGTCGTGACCAATGACCTGAGGCGCAAGATCAACCCAGAACTCCGGCTTCAGAGCGTCCTCAAGGGACTGCTCCTCCGTCAGCTCAGCCGACCAGCGGTTGAACTTGAAGGTCGAGATGCCGAAATTGCGTGCCGACATGCGCCGTTTGGGATCGCTCATGAACCACCTTTGTTGGAGAAAGGGCGGGCAGCCGAAGCCACCCGCCCGACAGTCGTTAGGTAATCGCGGTCGGAGCCGCGACAGTCGCAGCCGCGCCCGAGACGGACGCAACCTGGTATCGCTTGTACTTCGCGGTGCCGAACTGGACGACATCCACAAGATCGCCCTTGCGCATACCCTTGGTCGCGCCGTCCGAGAACCACGAGGCACCAACGATGGTGGCGTCGGATTCTGCGGCGGCGTCCGAGTAGAAGAACACTCGGGGATAAGCCTGGGCACCAACGGGGTTGATGCCAAGCCAGAGGTTGTCAGCAGTGTAAGCCATAGATAATTCCTTTCAGAGAACCCAACCATCGAAGCGAATCCCCTTGGCACGGTTCGCTGCTTTGGTCAGGATTTGAAGGTTGGTTTCAACGTGGAGGCCGCAGACCGTCTCACCCTGAAGAGGATGGATATGGTCTACTTCGTGCTCCACTCCGGTTTGCTCCGTCAGTTCCTTAGCCAAGATGTAGAACTGACGGATTTTGTCGTGATCAGCCCATGACGGGGTGCGCTTGAGCAGGTTCGCCTTGCGGCGCATCTGGGCAGCGGCGGCGACCGGAAGATTGTCTTTGCGCCATCTGGCAGTCGAGGCGCGGGACTTGTCCCGGTTTTCCTCAAGCCACTTTCGGGCACGCAGAGCCTGGTTGGCTCGCTCCGTTTCAGAGGTCTGATAGTATGACCTTTTATTGGATCGGACTTTCTCGCGGTTTTTATCCCGCCACTGCTTTGCTTGCGCGGTACAGATCGGTCGATGCGATTTCTTCCACTCTGAGGAAGCCTCATCATGGCATGTAAGGCACCGATAATTACTAATCAGACGCTCCGAGACATGGCCGCGCTTACACGGTTCTCCGGTGAAGTATCGCTTCAAACCCTGAGCTTTGGCCACGTCTCTAGAGACTATCAAATTAGCTTAATCCGAAAGCCGACCCGTCATGTTTCATTTGCACGATGCCGGTGTTCTGCAAGATCTTCGCGCCGTGGAAGATGGACGCACGAGACCAGGAGATGTCCTGCTTCTCGTCGTAGCCGATGTGGATCGAATCCTCGCCGACGTTGACCGAGTAGCCGATCGCCGAACGGTGCCACATGTAGCAAAGCTCGGTCGCCGTACCGACGCCGGTCACACGAGCGGACTGCATCCAGTTGACGCCGGCCCAGCGCAGCATCTTGCGGGTCGGGCCAACCATCGGCTTCACGTCCACATAGTCCGCGCTCGAAAACTCCGTGGTCTGGCGCAGATACGCCATGAAGCCAGCGGAGACGATCGCGAACATGTTGTCCTCTTCCTCGACCGGGATGTCGTTATTGCCAAGGTAGCCCTTGGCCTTCTCGACCATCGCAACCGAAGCGGTCGCATAAGCGCCGGTATCGATCGTGGCGTTCGCCAGCTCGGTCAGCACGGTCAGGTCGATGTCGCGGTTGATCACGTTCATCGAGGCCTGACGCATGATGGCCTTCTGGTCGCCCTGCGAGGCGAAGATGTTGAAGCCGGTCAGCTCGTAGGGAGCGTGCTTCTCGACCAGGGTCGCAGTGACCTGGGTGTTGGTCGGGTTGCCATAGGGAATCTGGCCGTTGGTGCCGCGAGTGACCGCGGTATCGGTGCCAGAGCCGGCCACAAGGAAGGTGGCCTGGTTGCCCTTCATGACGGTTTCTTTGGTGGTGGCAGCGCGAAGGACGGAAACCTTGCCTTCGAACTGATCGACAAATGCCTGCCGGTATTGTACCTGGGCGGCTTCAATGGACATGGGATGTCCCTTTCATGATCCTTTCGTTTCGGGAGTTGCCTCTGTCCAGGTTGTCCGACAGCGCTCGCGCTCACGGGTTGGCCTTGCGGCGCCGGAGTGCGTTGTGTCGGGGCTATTCGTTGGCGTGTGCGCGTCTAAGTCAGGGGCTCTTGCGAGGTTGTCCTGCGCCCGACGCGGGGCGAATTGGTTAGGCCGCCTTCCCGCGCTTCTGCATCTTCAGTTGCGCGTCAATCAGTTCGATCTCTTCAGCTTCGAGCTTCTTGGCGTCCTGATTGTACTTGTCCGGATCAGTGCGACGCAGCGAGCGGATCTCTTCCAGCCGCGCATCAACACTCTTGCCGGGGTTGGTCGTGCCAGCCGGCACAAGCGTTGCCGCCGGGTTCAGTTCTAGCGCCAGCGTGGCAAGCTGCCGAATGAAAGCCGGGTTGTCTCCAAGCTTGCGACCGTTCGGGTCTCGGCCGGCGAGCACGGCAGATGCGAGGCCTTCCGGCCATGTCGCGATCAGGTTGTTGACGGCGGTCAGGTTGCGGCGGAAATCTGGCCCCTGCCAGTCCTTGCGCAACACGTCCTCGGATTCGATCTTGAACGCGGCGTCGGCGTCTTCCTGCTTCTGCCGGGCCTGATCCTGGATTTCGTAGTACTTCGCGACCAGGCCATTGAAAGCCTTCGGGTCGAGGTTGCTTTCATGGGCAACGGCAGCGAGTTCAGCGACGACGGGCTTCTCAGCCTCGCCGATCACAAGGCCATTCGGAAGGGCCAGCTTGGCAACATACTCGTCCGCCTTCTCAGGCAGGCCGTTTTCCTTGCGCCATGTCGCCTTCTCCTCAGGCGTGGCATTTTCAGCGAGCGGCTTGCGATACTCGCCTGACGAGAGCTTCTGCTCAAGGGAACGGAACGATTTGGCGAAGGTTGCTTCGTCGGGGAAGCGCGCCAGCCGCTTCAGGAAGGCAGCATCATCGCCAGCCATGCGGGCGCGCCAGTCGGGCTCATTGCCCTTGTCTGCGCCCTTGTCGTCAGCACCTTTATCGGAGCCCTTGTCGTCGCCGCCCTTATCGGCAGCGTCGAGAATGGTTCCGGCATCCTTGCCAGCGCCGGTATCTGCGCCCTTGTCTTCAAGCTTGGTGTCATCGGCGCCGCCCTGGTCAGCGCCCTTGTCGTCAGCCATAAAGGCTCCTGTTGCTATTGATAGTATTCGTCATCGCCATTGAAGCGCGATAGGGGCTGGTCCGCCTCTCCGCTCGCAAAGACGACCACATTACCGTCAGCTATTTCACGCTGCGCCCTTCGGTCCCAATTACGATGAAGAAATGCGGGCGGACCGAAAGCTCGAACGGCGTTATAGTAGCGCTGATCAAACCGCTCAAATCTGACAAAATGAACAATTTGCTTCATCGCAACACCAATTTCGTCAATTTAACGATCTGCATGCCCACGTGCCGCTTGCCCTCTGCAAACGTCGTGTCGCGGTCACTGTCAGGACGAAAACTGAGATCATAGGTCGCGCACGCCGTGTTGATGATCCAAGCCAGTGCGCGTTGCTGTTGGCCCTCGTTTGCCTTGCCGGCTGCGAGAGCCTTGATTGCGTAGACGTCGGCCTCATCATATGGCGCGGGGTGCCATGGCTGAGGGATGGGAATTTTCTTATTCGCCATCGTCTCGGTTGATCAGATCAGCAGTAAAGCCAATCGCTTCAGTGCGCTCGTTGTCTTTCTGCAAGCGCGGGATAGCCGGGCCATGATCGGGCACACGCCAGATCGTGCGGCCTTTCACTTCCTGCTTCCGGATCGGGCGTCCGCTTGGATGTGGGTGTTTCACGCCGCCACTCCCTGCTGAGCGCCCTGCGCCGCCTGCACAGATTGCGCAGCGGTGCCCAACTGCTCTACAGCCCCACCAACCTTGGTCGCAACATCAGCCGCGCCAGCCATGGCCTGAGCGGCCTGTGTGGCCCGCTGGATCTGCTGCTCCTGCTCTTTCTTCGAGTTCGCAACCTCAACCGGGACAACCCAGTTGGCCGGCACGATCGCGCCAAGAGCCTCTCGGAACGCCGTATCAATGTCGAGATCGAACCTCACGCCCGGATCAAGCTGGGCGGCCTGCGCCAGAAGCTGGCCGGCCTGATTGAATGCCTCAGCCTTCAGACGAGAGTTGGCCTCTTGCAACGGGCTTTCGAACTGCCAGTTGATGTCATGGCCGCGGAGCTGGTCCGGCATGTCCTCGAACGAGCCGAACATGCCGAGATCCAGAGCAACGTTCCAAGTCTGCTCGCACAGCCCGCCATTATATTCTACTTCCATCGGCTCGAACAACGGCAGCGCGCGGCGGATGTATTCCTTCACCCGCTCCTGCGTTTCGTAGGCCGTCATCTTGTCGCCGCCCTGCGATTCCGGCAGGTTGATCACATTGAGGAAGAACGCCTCAGTGATCATCTTCTCGATGCGGTCGGAGATCGACTCGCCCCAGTTCAACTCGCCGGGCCTGTCCATGAGCCGCTCAAGCGCCGCACCAGCTCGTTCATCGTACTGAGCATCAACCCACGTAATGCCACCGGCATAGATATTAACGCCGCCCTGGATTGCCTCTGCCGTGGCCTTCATCGGCGGGTCAACCGCCTTCTGTCCGGCCTCCAGCATCGTCAGCGTCATTTGCTGGAGCATGCGCGCATCCGGCAATGCAACAACGGTCGATGGCGAATAGGCGTATTGAGAGCCCGCAACCGTCACCCAGCGAGGGATGACGTAGTTCAGCCGTTTGGCCGGGACTTCCTCAAGGATCGTGTCGTGCTCGACATCGATATAGATCGATGTGAACGGAAGGCGATTCCTGCGGCCCTTCTTCTCAACCGAGAGATCGTATTCGTCTTCCGGGATGATGATGTGCCGGCACTTGACTTCGCGGTATGGCTCATTTCTGGCCAGCTTCTTGACGTCGCCCGAGACCTTCTCCGGGAACAGCTTGACAAGCGCCCTTGCCTCTAGCTGCCAGTTCCGGTGAATGGTATCAATGACAAGCTCTGAGTTCTCGCACCAGGCAACATCCTTAAGATGCCAGTTGCGGTAGAGGATGCCATCCAGAAACTTGTTCGGGTCAACCGAGATCACGGTCTGGCCGAACGCAACGAAGTCGTTGTCGCCCTGCTTGGTCGCGCGGATAAAGCCCGAATGCTGATCGTACATCGCCCGGCGCATCACGTCGGACTTCGCGTCAAGCCATTGCTTGGCCGTCGCGTCGTTGTTGATCTGCTCGTCACCCGTCCGCGCATGGAACCACGCGACGCCGCGAGGCCGCAGCATTGAGGACAGTGCGTTGCCAAGATCGCGCTGAGCCAGCACCGGCCGGCCCGTCATCAGGTTCGAGGCGAATTCATCCCCAAGCGCGCGGGAGGTCGTGAAGTCGGCGCGGTACGGATAGAAATTCTCGGCCATCGTCTGCCAGAGAGACAACAGCGGCTGCCTCTGGGAGAAGAGCCGATCACCCTGTTGGGTTAGTTCCCGAACGCGCGCTTTTGACACTTAGCTGCTACCAGCGCCCAGCGTCGTTGAGCTATAGTCGCCGCCCCGATCCTTCGGAGCCGTGAGAATCGTGGACGTCCTGCCTGCCCGGCCCATGATATCCATCTGCGCCTTGCGACGCGCCTCAAGCACGGCCGGCGAGTTGGTATCCGGCATCGGAGCGGGCGGCTTCGGCGCTTCAGGAGCTGCCGCGGCCGGAGCTGAGGGGGAGCCGAAAATACTAGACATCGTGTTCCTATCGTCGCTTCTTCAGGGCCGAGTAACCCAGGTTCGCTCGCGGCTGGAGCGATGATTTGTTCAGTTCACGCTTCACGGCAGCACTGCCCTCACTGAGGCACATCACGCACGCATCACCCTTGCCGGGCGAGCGGCCAAGCCGCTTACGAAGATCGTCCTTGCTCTCGATCAGGAGCCCGCGCGCCGTCACCTCATAGGTTGGCGCCGATAGATCCGCCCGCAGCTCAGGATCAGGCGGCAGCGCGATCACAGAGCCGCCCTGCTGATCCGGGTTCAAGGCCTCACGAAACCGCCACCACGCCTCAGCCCGCTTGTTGGCGAACTTCAGTTGACCGTCGATCGTATGGCCCGTCGCGGCACCCGCTCCGTTGAACCCAACGTGGGGAATGCCGTTATCCTTCAGGCGAAGCGTGACAGCGCCCCCATACCCGCCGCCCACGTCAACTACGACAGGCGCCGAATCTCGTCGGTGTGAGATGATGAGTCCGGCAGCTTTCGAGCCGTCCGCCGTCTCCTCTCCCTTTTCCGAGATCATCTCGGCATACCAGCCGCCATGACGCCGGGCCAGTTCGGCTGCGTCAGCACCTCCGCCAGCGGGGTCAAACGCCATCGCCGTCATCGCGAAGGCCTTGTAGCCGTCAGGCTTCCAGCGGTGCTGCGCTTCAATCAGCCACTGCGTCGGGATCACCTGGAAGTCGGCATCCTGCCGCGCGGCCATGAAGTTGCCGTCACGAACAGCAGAGCGAAGCGGCTCAGGCAGGCCGTCGAGATTGGCCTGATAGTTCGTATTGATCAGGAACGGATTGTCCCTGAGCGCCGCGGGGATGAAGGTCCGCGACATCGGCTTGAGCTGCTTGCCGTCAAGCTCCAGCGGCTTAGGCCCGTCAACCTCTAGATCGGAGCCATCCGGCGCCGTAACGAACCAGCGAAGCTCTCCGTGCCTTGCCGGCTTGGGATGGGTGATATCCAGCCACGGCCGGAACATCCCGATGATCCAGTCACCGTCCGCATTAATTGGCGGGTTGGTGCCGAGCACCGCTCGAACCCTTTGGCCCTCTTCCGTCGATCGCAACCAGCCCAGGTGAAACCTGATCTGGCTTTCCAGGAACTGTGTTGCCTCGTCAAAGTACTTCAGGTCGAAGGCGTGGCCTTGCCAGTCCTCCTCGTCGCCGGCATGTTGATTGCCTGCGAATTGGATGTACTTCCCATCGTCCGTTCGAAGCAGCGGCGGAGGAGATCCGTTGTACCCATTACGGGAACCGTTGATCGCGATCGCACGTTCAGTCAATGCCGACAGGTTCGCGTATTTGCGTCGCATGATCAGCGATCGCTTATGCGCCGTGAAGGCGAGTCCTAGACCCAGGTCGGACTTGCCACCACCACCCTGCCCGCCGTAGAGCAGAACGTCGGCGGGGCAGAAGTACGCTAACGTCTGAGGCCCCGGATTCGGCAGCCACTTCATGTCTTTCGTTGCCATCACCGCGTCAGCGATGACGGCTTTCTTGTCCGCCTCCGGGAGTGAGCCTAGCTTGGCTAGCAGCTCATCCAGAAGCGATGAGGACATCCTTAGTGGACGATGACCCGGAAGAAGTCGAGGCGGACCGAGTTCGAGGACGACGCCGCGCCATAGACGCAGCCAACAGAAACGATCTGATCAACCGTGGTGTCAATCGTGGTCGAGGCAAGAATGTCGTCAACCGCCGAATAGGTCGCTTCGGCCGCCGGCACCTTCTTGTAGACGCCAACGCCGGCCATGGTCCCGGAAGAACCGATCGTGCGCACTTGAAGTTCGTATTCGCCGTGAAACACGTTGCTGACAACACCAGCCGCGGCGGTCGTGGTCAGAAGCGCCGTGCCGCCGGTCACAGCCAGCGTCGAGGCTGCAAGCGCGCCGCCAATGGTGAGGATGAACTGGCTCGTGTCCGTGCCGTTGACTGCGGTCTGGATGCCCTGATAGCGGATGCGGATGACCGAGCCGACCTCCAGCGAGTTCGCCGGAATGGTCGTGTAGGTGTCGAATGCGCGCTGGGACGTGAAGTTCGACAGAGCGGTAGACGGGCCGGCATTGGTGTTCGGCAGCACGATACCGGAAGCGCCTGCGCCGCGGCCAACTGGGTCCACCAGGAGGCGGCCATTCGGGGAGAGGCCGAGCCGGCGGCCAAAGACTGACTTGAAGATATCAGGCATGGGTTTAGTCCTTTGCTATTGCTGATTGCTTACGCAGTGATGATGGACAGCGAAATGCCGGCTGCCAGCGGGATATCGAAATACTCAGGCCCACTCGCCGCAACGAGCTTGATGCCGTTGGCGGTCGTGCAGACATCGCCAAGCGGGCTCGCCGCGCCGGACTTGTAAAGCTTGAACCAGCAGTCCGTGTCGGTCAGCAGCCTCGTACCGATCGTTGCGTTATCGAGCGCCGCGGTCTCCGCATGCGTAGAGCTGATCGTGATGTTCTGCGGGGCCTTGCCGGGCAGCTTCGCCACCTGGTTCCGGTTGTTGCCGGAGGCGTAGTATTCCCAAACCTGACAGGTCGCCATTCGTTAGTCCTTCGCGGCTTTCGCCAATGTGAATGCAATGCGGCGAGCGGCTTCCGTCTCGCTCAGCTCGCGGGTTTCGATCGGCCTGCCATCAGGGCCAGAGACTTCCTGCATCACACGTTCGCCGTACTTCTTCGGCGCCATGCGAGCCATCAGCCATTTGCGGGTATCGACCCTGAGACGGGACCGGCCGATCACCTCATGGTTCTCAACCTCGATCGTCTCGTCGCCGCGCTTGCGCTCCATCCAATCGTTGGAGCCGTCGTCAGCGATTTCTATAATCTCTTCAGCGTAGTAGTCGGCCTGCGCCTCTCGTGCGCTCGCGTATTGGTCACGGAACTCTTTGTGAGCAGCCAACCATCGCATTACCGTCGTCTTTGACGGCATGCCATCTTCGGAGCAAATCTCTCTCAGGCTTTCACCCAAGCCAAGCCGAACACAGATGTCGGTAGCTGTCTGAGTGTTGTAGTCAGACGGCCTTGCCACGAATGATCGCTTTCATCTGCCTGTCGTTGACACCCCGCCCATGCGTATAGCTGCGGGAGATCCTGATCTGCTCTTGGGTGAACGTGACGACTGCCTGGTTATCCAGCACAACAGTCCAAAAACTATCGTGCTCGCCAGACTCGACGAACAATGCATACCCGTGCCCAAGTGGGGTGTTTACGGATATGACTTCGCGCAACTCATGAAATACGGACAACTTTAAGCCACTCGGGCAAATGCGCCATGCATCTTTTCCGCTGCCCGAACATAAGCGTCGCCGAGAGGTGTCTTGACCGGGATCAACTCCCGGAACTCGTGGATCACGGTAGATACGGGCCGAAGTTCAAGCGCTGGTATTCGACGGAGCGAGCGGCACGGGAATGCCGTAACCCCACTCGGGAGACCAAACGACCTTCGGAGCCGGCGGGTTCTTCAGTTCGAACTCGGCTTTCTGCTCCTGACATTCCAGCCTGCGCCGAATTGCCTTGAAGTCGAATACGCCCATGGTCATGCTCGGCGCCTTCGGAAGGGGTTGATGAAGATCGCATCAACGATCACACACAGAAGCGCGAATAGGCTGTAGAGCCCAATCAAGCGGGGTCTTTGTCGGGCGCATGGTGGAAGCTTGGCCAGACGAGCGGCAACTCGCAGGCGCGAATCTGGTCAACCAGCCTGTCAGCGAAGCGCCTGACCTCGGCTTCCTGCTCCTCTTTGCGCTTGAAGTCGCGCATGTGGACGACGTTGTCGGTCATGCGACTTTGACCGGCCAAACATTGCCATCCTGCTCAAGCAGCTTCTCACTGCCGGCCACGATCGCCTTGACCAGCGATTCCAGATAGCGCTTGCGCTGTTCTTTCTTGGTCATGTGAGGCTCCTGGGAATGGGATCGGGCAGCACAAAGGCGTTGCGGACTCGGCGCACGTAGATCGGCGCATCAGCAGGGGGAGCAGTCTCGCGGGTGCTCAATGTGCCGCCCGAACGGTGAATTTCGGGCATAGAAAGGCTTCTGGCCTGAACTATCAAAAGCAGGCCCGGCGGAAAGGATGAACCACATCACCGTTGCTCATCATTTGGCACAATTCGAATGGCCTCGCTTGAACGCCAAGTATCCAATTGGTGCACTAGCCCGCGCAAGATGGCCGCCGATGCCTTGAACGCCTTCCGGTAGGTTTCTCCCCCGGCCTGCGCCTCGATCCGTCTGGCGGCCTCCTCAAGGGCCATACGAGCCGCGTCAGCGCGCTCAAGCTCAATCACCCGGTCAATGCTGGGCATCTCGTTCATGCCGCCCTCGCGCGCTTGCTGGCCCTAGGCTTGCGTCCATTGCGGCGCGCGGCTCTTTCAAGCCCGCTGATGTCCACGTCGTTGTGCTCGCCCGTGATGTGCCCCACCACCAGTCGGTGCATTTCCAGGTCCGTAACCTTGCTGGCCCTCTCGTCGTTCGAGATCACATCGAACACGCCATAGAGATTTTTTACATCGGTCCAGCTTTTGGGATTTGGCAGAAAGAAAAACAAATAGCCCGGCATAAGGGGCCGCTCCCGGCAGAACAGCTTGCCGTCGCTGGCTCTCACCTTGGCGTAGGTTGGCAGAAACGTTCCGTGATCCGTCTTTTCGATCTCCGAGCGGACGATGTGTACGCGGCTGGAATACGCTCGGCAAACTGCCCAATGTGCTGTGGTCATGTGATGCTTTGCCCCGTGTGATGCTCACCCGAGATCCGGGATTGGATCGTCGAGAGTTTCCTTCGTGTCCCAAATCTCACTCAACGGATCACTCACAGTCCGACGCACTTCCGTCACGGTCGCCCCTGGGAAGGTCAGCTTGGCCTTCGCCACGTCAGGGTAGTTCGAGAGCAGCCGCGCGATCTCGTCGAGGGTGTAGACCGCCACCTGCCTGCCCTCGGCGTTCACCATTGCGGCGCGGGCATGATCCGGAACGATCGCGGCGACGCTGCCGTCGCTCAGTGCGATCTCCCAGACAGCCGGCGGGAGCGGCTGCTTGCCGGCCTCGGTCGCTACCCGGTCGAGCGCCAACCAGGCATTGACCATCCTCCCCGACTCCCGGCGCACGTCCTCAAGCTCGCCATGCCAGATCGCTTGGTTGAGCAGATAGCGTTGCCGGTCGAACTTCTCCCGAAGGTCTGGCGGCACCAAGAGCCTCAACCGATCGGCGCCCCACTTAGCTTCCATCTCGCACGCGGTCTCATCCACGCCATCGATGTAGGACCGGCCGGCGATGTAGGTTCCGTTGGTGCGTGCCCACGAATGGTCTCCCGCCATCATGGCGCGCAGCGGGTGGGTGACCTTGTCGTCGTCTACAAACCTAGCCTTGGACATTTTCCGGCCTTTCAAAAAATCAAACACGCTAACGCTACGCTAACGCTCCGAACGAACGCTCCCCTCCAGGAGGAGGCGTTCGACGGCTGGAGCGTTCAGCCGATAGTTGTTTAAAGTCAAGGACTTAACATCTGTTTTGGTGTATCGTTCAAAGCACCGTTCAGCCTGAACGAACGGCCTGTTTTTCGGCCAAAATCGTTCAGCCAAATCGTTCAGGCGATTGTTCAATGATTTCAATGGGGGCGCTTTAGTCATTTTCGCCGTCCCAATTGATCTCTTTCTTACCCTTGTTGGTAATTCGATACTTATTTCCGCGCTTCTCCAGCAGCTTGTCTTCAACCAGCCGACCGCACATCGCGAAGACTTTTGACTTCTGGGGATTGCCAGCCGCGCTGATGAAATTGCACTTGATGGCGAGGTCAGCGATCGACGCGTTCTTATTGCCCGCAATGAAATTCAGGAGGGTGATCTCCTCCCGCTCAGTCTTTGCTTCGGCGAACTGAAGCTTTATTTCCGAGACTGGCTTGGCGACCACGGAGGGCATCTTGCGCCCCTTGGCATCCTTGACGCGATCGCTGGATACTGTCTCCATCTCGAAGGTGATCGGTTCAAACTCGGGGCCGCGGAACTTGCCGAGCCAGTGCAGCGTCGTTTGTCGGTCGGCATTGGCCCATAGAGTCAGATTGCCATCTATTTCGTTGAGGAACGCGCTGCCACCCATCGGGAGTAGGTTGTCGCGGGCCGCATTCTTGACGGGGTGGCAGTTGACCAGGACGGTCGGCTTGCCGGGCAAGAACGTGAGCTGGCGCAAAAGCCGGGCGTAAGCCCCCTGTTGGGAGTTGTTGTTGGTGTCGTCGCCGTTGAAGTATGCAGCGGCAGTGTCCACGATAACCAGCCTAAGATCTGGAATTGTAGCCGCCTCGGCCTGAATGCGTGGGAGCGAGGCCGCGACATCAACCACGCCGTCGATGAATCTGATTTTGATGTTGCCGAGGTCAAACCTGAACTCGTCGGCCAGCACTAGGAAACGCGCCCGGATATCGTCCGGGTTTTCACCCGCCAGAAACAGCACAGTGCCGCCCAGCACTTCCTTGCCGTGCATCGGCTGCCCACGGGCGATAGCCTGGGCAATATACATATCGACGGCTGTCTTGCCGTGGCCCGTGCGAGCCGTCAGGCTATAGAGATAGCCCCGCTGGATGATGCCATCGACTAGGTATTCCGGCGGCGTGAAGCCGGCTACAAATTGCGAAGCGTTGAGCAGCAATGGGAGAGGATCACCCGTCACGGGGTCCAGCTTCACGGGCTGGGGCGCGATAGGCGTCTTTTGGGCTTCCTTCCGCTTATAGACCTCGATCGCCCTGTCCAGCGTCTCAATCCCGCGGATGTCGCCGCGCTCGAACCTGGCAACCGTGTAAGCACACTTCTGGGCGAACTCTTCGGCACCACGGCCGCCGCGGCTGAGATCAACCTTGCGCTCGTACTGAGGCCACGCGGCGTCATACAGCTCCTGCGCGGTCGGGCTGGCACCAGTGCTGCCGATCAGTTCGATCAGGCAGGCTGAGATGGTATCCCGCATGTAGGCTTCGCGGCCGTCGTTGATCTTGTCGGAGAGGCCGAGGGAATTGGTCGTGTGGTTGACGTGGCTGGGGGCGGCTATAGAGGCTGGCCCAGCGATAGGCGGGAAAGCCCGCGCCAGATGCTCGGGCGAATACTCGCAGGCTCCAGGCTCGCGCAGAGGGGCGATAGACGTCAGCTCAACGGTGCGACCCGGTTTGACCGGCCACGCGATCGTGCCGGCCAGGCGCATGACGCGGCTTGGGTTGGTGACAGTCGAATCCCCGTGCAGCTTGGACGCAAAGCCACGCAACAGCGCGGGCCAGTGCATGGCGTCCTTCAGAGGTTCTTCTAACCTCCACCAGAGCTGGGCTCGTGTGTGCGGGGCCCGCCCGGTCACGACAACCAGCGTAGGCTTGTCGAGGCCGTAGATGTTCTTGGCGTTGGTGGCGGCCTCGGCGTCGTCGAGATCCACATAGGCGCAAGTCAGGGCCCACGCGTCACGGTCCTGCGCTCGGCCGAATGGCGCGGTGTCGGGGTGGCGCAATGCGGCGCCGATATAGACGTTGCACATGGGTTGCGCGTTCAGGCGCGACGCCTCGTCAACGAGATCATCAAGCTTGTCCGTGCCGAACAGCTTCGCATTGGCCAGCCGGTAGCGGCCGGCCTGGTCAGGGCGCGTGTCAGTCCAGGAAAGCTCGATCAGGCCGTCATGGCAGCCGTCGAGATATCCGCCAAAGAGATGTTCGACGTGCAGCCGCATGGCTTCCACGTCCGGCGTAAAAATTGGCTGGACCACGGCGTTCATATTCCCTGCCCTTAATCAAACGGCCTCCTACGCAACTGGACTCGACTGTGATGCTGTGTAAGTTGACCGGGCCGCAGCGGGCCCGGTCTGTTGTCGTGGACTTCCGGGGTTCAGCCGAAGTCGTTAGCGCCGGCCATCGCGGTCTGCTGCGGTGCAGGAGGAGGCACAACAGTCGATCCGGTGGCTGGAGCAGATGTCGGAGCCAGCGTGGCCGTGGGCGCGTGTGAGCCGGCAAGCGGCGCCGGCCGGTCGATCCAGTTCACGATGGCAAACGTCGGCTTGTAGTTCGTGGACTGGCCGGACTTGACGGGCTGCACACTGGCGATCTTGACGATCGGCAGCTTGCCCGCCTTGCTTTCGGGGGCCGAGCTGTAAGCATCGTGCAGGGCATCCATGGCCTCGATCACGCAGCCGGCAGCCGAACCGAACACCCGCGGGGCCCCGCCCCCGCTGGCCTTGTCGAGTAGAAGATTGATCTCGAACCCCTGCTTGAACGCCGGCTTGCCTTCGGCGTTCTTGTCGTCAGGTCGCGGCGGGATCGGCTCCTGGCCGAGCACCACCAGTTTACGAACCGGCCCCTGCGTCGTGTAGTTGATCCAGCCGACACGGATGTTGGCGAGATCCATCACCATCTGGACGGTGCTGGTGATCTCCACCTTGTCGGTATTCCACATGCCGTCGCCGCCCTGCGAGCGATCAACACGAAACATGCGGCCAGCTTTTGCGTCATAGTTGATATACGGCTGAATTTCGCCGCCACCACTTCCACCAGCAGACAAACCGAGAGCCATGAGGCTTCTCCTCTTTCGACAAAGCCACCACTAAGGCGGGTGGCGTGCCAGTTGGGGTTAGATGCCCCAAATCTCGAATGCCAACTGACGCGCGGACGGGTTCGACCAGTAGAACGACTCCAGGTCGGGCGCGGTTATGTTGACGAAAAACTTCGGGTCGTCGGAGAGAGACAGGAACGCCTCACAGCGCAGCGCCATCTTGTAGAGGGCATTGCGGTGGTCGTTGATGTTCTCGATTTGGTAAGTCGCCTGCTTCTTCGGCGTCACATAACAGGCGCGGGCGTCCGCGTTGTTGGATGTGACGTAAAGGGAGACCTGGCGAGCGTGGGCGACCTTGACGGCAGACGGCATCTTGTCGCTGGTCTTGAGGTCGATCGTGATGTTGTGGTTGGCCCAATGATAGTCGAGATAACCGACGATCGGATATTTCAGACCATCAGGCCTCCATTCTATGAACTTTTGGCACTCAGTCGGGACGCCATAAGGGCGCAGTGCATCAAGGCCAGCCTTGACCATCGCGGGGATATCGGCGCGGTAGTCTTCGCGTCGTTTGTCGGCCGACAGGGCTGTGATGGTGTCGTATTTCTTGAACGCCACGGCATTGCACTCGTCGAGCGTTGCCGCGGGGTTCATAAGGCCGTGCGTCACGCCGTCCTCGACAGCAGTCCCGCGATGTGCCGGAGAACCAACCGGCTGCCGATGCCCAAGGATCTTCTCCAGGACAAACATTGATGGGCAGCCCGAAAACAGGTTGAGCGATGACGGGGAGTGCCTTTTGAAATCCACGCTCATGCCGCGACCTTCATCAAAACTTCTGCCCCGTAGAGCGCGAGCAGCGCAGCCTCGGCTCTGCCGTCATGCTTTTTAAGTTTGAAGCTGTCGGCAACGGCTGGGAACATCCTGATTGCGCGGAGCCTGGACTGTTCCTTGTCTGCCGTGAGACCGAAATGCTTTTTCCACTTTTGCGGCGTGACGAAGTGCATGGGGACGTCGAGGGCGCTGACGACGCCGCGGACGTCGCCATAAGCGCGGCCGAAGTTGAACATCGACACGCCGCCATTTCCTGGCATGGCGCCGACGCGCTCGATGACAGCTAATGTGGGTCTGTGGATCTTGATCAACCGCGCCAGCTCGTAACCATTGATTTCGCCGCCGGCCACGGGGACGTCATCAACGGAGATGCGCGCCGGCACCATGGGGAAGTAAAACGCAACTGCGCCGCTGATGCCTGGGTCGATTCCCATGATGATTGTCATGCCGCCACCTCTAATGCAGTTGTAGCTTGTGCGGCTGTCACTGAGTGGTGACCCGGCATCCGGGCGATTCCGGATGAGCGCCACTCGAAAATCCATTCGCCATTGTCAAAGCGAGCAAGCCGCCAACCGAGTTCGTACCAAGCGGGCACGTCGGCATAAGGCACCACGGCGCTAGGGTATTCAGCAACTTCGGGCTGCTGCCAGACTCTGCAATTATGGTGGACCCACGCGCGGACCGCGTCTGCGTTCCTCCCGAGCGCCGTTGCGATTTCGCTGTTGCTGAATCCGGAGGCATATAGCCTCTTAGCTAAGGTGCGGTCGGCGTCGGTCCATTCACGGCGGATGCGTTTGGTGCGGTAGATCCTCATGCCGACACCGATTGCTTGCGGTCGAGAGCTGAGTAGCCTGGCGGCGGGTCGCCGCAGACAAAGCCGGTCAGGGAGCGTGGCGCTGACAGGCGAACGTTGCGCTCGACGAACACTTCGTCTGGGATAACGATGGGACGCACACAATCAGAGCCGCGCTCCTTAAAGCCGGAATCGCGGCGCCGTCTTTCGGCCCGATATGTGCGGGCGCGCTCGGAGCGGCTTTCGCGCTCCTCTTGCTTGATATTCAGAAGCCGCCAACGATGAACCGTGCTACACCATGTACGACCTATCTCGGCGGCGATCTTCCTAAACGAAGCGCCATCAGCTTTCATTCGTCGAAGATTGTCGTCTTCCTCGGGAGTCCAAAGGTTAGTGCGCTTGCTAGTCATGCCCCCTGCTCCATGTTTGCCCGCAAAGGTGATGCAGCGGGCGGTTAGTCTCGTCGCGTTATCTCGAACATGATGGCTGCGAGCACGACACCAGGCGGCTCGAACTCGCCAGATAGCCAGCGGGAGCCGGTGCGCTCGTCTTTTCCTGCAATGCTCGCAATGTGAGCGGCCGTCTTGATTGGCCATAAGGCCTTGGCGACAATTCCGAATTTTCCCACGCTGACAATTTTGTCAGTGCCCTGCTGAATTCGTCGTTCGGTTTCGCGAGCTTGCGCTGCTCGGCTTGGTATGGTCCCATGCATGGATACGCCCCCACTTCACTCAACGGTTTCACTTGAACTTGCTGCATTGCTGCGGAACGCTTCTCTATGGTCACGCGGCGTCCGCGTCGCGTTGACGGATAAACTCGTGGACACGATCAACGATGCCGAGACCGGGAAGCCGGCCAGCTCGGAGATCGCTGATAAAATTGGGGTCGTTGAGGGCTGCCTTGCCAAAAGCTGTCGGCGACATGCCACTACGGCTAAGGAAGGCCTCGACCTCGGACAGGAATTGCTGGGAATGCGTCATGGTTTGTGAAGTTAATAGGACTATTCCTATTCGTCAAGAGGCAAACGCCTATTTGCCAGAAAATAGGGAATTTCCTACAAGTGAGGGTATGGATCCCGTCCGAAAGCTGATTCTGGAGAAGGTCGAGGAGACCGGAACCAACCTGAAAGCCCTATCCAAGGCGATCGGGAAGAATGACGCTTATATGCAGCAGTTTATCCGCCGCGGGGTGCCGCAGGTTCTTGACGAGGATATACGCCCTACGCTCGCTGAGAAGCTGGGCGTTGATCCAAATCAATTGAGGATTGGTTCCGCTCTTGGGAACACAGCCTCCAGTAACCATATCGATAAACCAGTAAAAGCCACGATTGCGTCAAACCCTTTAGCGCAGGTTAATGGCAACCTGAAAGGGCAGCCACTTGGAGCGCTCACGCCTGGGGAGCAGCTCGTCGGCGAGGCCGATCTGCCAGTATTTGCCATGGCCCAGGGCGGCCGGGGTGCGTTAATCGTGACAGAGAATGCGGTTGACTGGGTGGTGCGCCCTGACCCTCTACTCAGGGTCAGGGATGGTTATGGAATGATCGTTGCGGGCGATTCTATGTCGCCCAAGATCGATGCGGGATCAACAGCGCTGGTAAACCCCCATTTACCACCCCGCACGGGAGATCTTTGCATCTTTCGGCGACACGCTGATGACGGCCTGGTCGAGGCTTGCATTAAAGAGTTCGTTCGGGCGACGGATGACCTCTGGTATGTCAAACAGTACAACCCAAAGCGGACCTTTTCGCTGAAGCGGGCCGAATGGCAGGTGTGCCACGTGACTGTTGGAACCTATTTTAGCCGCTAAAAAGTAGCGTGAGCCTTGCTGACAGATTTATTTCTGCGCCAAGTAGGATTTTGCCTATTGACTGGATAGGAATAGTCCTATAGATTTCTCCCATCAGATCGGGGAGCACCACATGGCCGAGCCAGTCTACTTCGTTCAGTGCCAGTTCAAATCAGGCCGCGCATGGATCGAGCGCGACCCGGCTTCGATGGACTTCAATTCGACCGTTGACGATCTTGCTGATGGCCAGATCGAGGACATGGTGTCCGTCCTCGAAATCACGGACGGCGCCGCGCTTGACGTGACCGACAAGGTGTCACGCGCCGTCAAGACGAAGTGGGCTCACGAAGGCGAGCCCCTCACCCACGCTCAATACGAATTCGTTGAGATGCACGTCGGCACCCGCGCCGCGCGTAGTTTCCTGCGGCATGAGGTGGCGTGACATGGCAACCCACATCATCAACGGCGTGAAGATCCACACCAACTTCGATTATCCGCCAATCCCCGTTCGAGACATGGACTGGTCCGCCGTCACCGACAATTACGACTGCGATTGCGATCAGGATGGGTTCTTTAGCACAAGCCCGTCCGGCCACGGGAAGACGGAGCAGGAAGCCATCGCTGACCTTCTCGCTCAGTTGGAGGATGCGTGATGCCGACATTTCTTGCAACCATGCGCGTCGTCCACGTCGAGACTTGGGAAGTCGAGGCGGAAACCGCAAAGGAAGCCCGAGAAAAGTTCAGCAAGCTTACCGAGGACGTGATCGACGACGATAGCGGCGGCGAAGTCGTCGATTGGGAAGTCTCCTCGATACAGGAGGCGCCACAATGATCCCCGAGAACCGCATCGATCTTTTCTGCGCCTGCCTCATCGCCTTCATGGGCACGTTCGCAATCGCAAAGTGGGTGATCTGACATGGGACACATGAGCGAACTCGACATGGCCCGCCAGGAAATCGAAACTCTCGAAGCCGTCCGCAAGGAAATGGCCGGCGAGCCCGCAGAGACGCAGATCGAATACCGGATGGACTGCGTGCTCCGCGAACTCGACGAGTTCATGGCGCTGGCGGCCAATCCAGAGACGGTGGGTCTGATCGAGAAGCAGCGGATCATGGTCGGCCAGATCATGTCGCGGGCGCAGCTCATCGCGTCGTTCCTGATGTCCCGTAAGCCGGGGCCGACACTGGTTTACCGCCGATGACCCCCACCCCCTGCGAGGACTGCGACAACGTGCACGGGGAAACCCGCAAGCAAGGTCCATCTCGTTGGGTATGCGTGAAGTTTCCAAGGCTGGAAGGGCTGTCACCGATTGCCCCAACGGCCTGGGTGGACAAAGAGCCGTACATGCGATGCGCCGGCATCAACGGCGGGTTCTGCCCGATGTTTGTAAGGCGCCGCGATGGACAGAAAGACAACGGCGCTTGAGTACGCCAGCGCAGCAACGATCGCGCTGCGAATGGCGAAGACGGAAAGCGATCTCGTCGAATGGTGGAATGAGGAGAAGCAAAACCGAGACCTGTTGAACATGAGTCCGGACACATCGCCCGGCCTCGAACTCTATCAAGCACTCAAGACATACCGCAACGAACTCAGAAAGTCATGACATGAAAATCTCCGAAGAGTTTCCCTCACAGTACCTCAAGGCCCCCGACCTCCAAGGGCGCGAAGTGCGTCTGACCATGGGCCGCGTTGACCGCGAGGAAATCGGCCAGGACAAGAAGCTCGTCCTTTACTTCAAGGGCAAGGAAAAGGGTCTCGTTCTCAACAAGACCAACGCCAACGCTATCGGCGATGCTTACGGCGATGACACGGACGAATGGTTCGACCAGCCCATCATCTTGTTTTCGATCAAGACCGAGTACCAGGGCAAGGTGGTGGATGGCATCCGCTGCCGCGTTCCGACCGCTCGCGACAACAAGCCGGCGGCAAAGCCCGACCCGATCTCGTCTGGGCCGATCGCCAATGAAATGCCCGCAGACGATATCCCGTTCTGATCATGAATACGCCAGCGGCATTCAAAGGAACTTACGCAGACTGGAAGCTCGTCAAGACGCGAGGGGTTGTCCAGATCGTATTTGAGGTGCCGCTGGCGGAGTCCGACCACGCTTATGAAATTCTAGGCGGGATGCCTAACTACGCCAATGAGAGGTGGTTCGGCATCGCTGCGCTCAAGAGCGGCAAGGTCGAGGCCATCGTTGATGTGCCCCAAGAGAAGCAAAGCAAGAATTGGCGGGATCTTCAGCCGTCAGCACAAGCCGGCATTAGATGCGCAGAGCCGCTGTTCTGGGCGTTCCTGCGGGAAGAATTGAATATGCGAGACGAAGGAAGTGCGGACAACGCCGCGTCCTTTGTCCGCGATCACTGCAAGGTCAATTCGCGGGCGCACTTCAACACCAACCCGGCAGCAAAGGCGGTTTGGACCTCGCTCGATAACCAATTCCAGGCATGGAAGGCGATCCAGTAATGAGACAGCGCCAGCCCCGCGTCCACAACGAAGCGCATCTCGACTTCATCCGAGAGTTGCCCTGCATCTCCTGCGGCAATGACATCGAGACCCAGGCCGCGCATCTTCGATCCGAAAACCGGATGTACGGCAAGACTACAAGCGGCATGCAGATGAAGCCGGACGACAAGTGGACGCTTCCGCTGTGCGGGCGCTGCCATGACGTCCAGCACAAGGGCAACGAGCAGAACTTCTGGGCCAACCTCGGAGTGAACCCGTGGGTTCTGGCGCTGAGCCTTCATGCTGCAAGTGGAGATCACGAGCTAGCGCATGAAGTCATCAACAGACAGGTGAAGCGATGACCGACCTCCCCAACGGCCTTCTCGGCAAAGCCTACGTAGTGCCGGTCTTTGTCTTTGCCGCGATCGTCGTCACGATCATCGGCGTACTCATCGTGGCTATGCCGTTCTGGCTCGTCGCAAGCATCTTCGCCGCAATGATCCTCGTCCTGCTCATCTTCATCGTCTGGGCTGGAAGGCAGCCGACGACGGGATACGGGCAGTGACGATCACTCTCCAACAGGGCAACTGAGATGAGCAAGCTTCTCAAGGACGCGCTGCGAAGCGCTAGGGATATGGATGAATATCTTGAGGTGCATTCAGCCCAAGAAATTATTGATCATGTGAAGGAGCTAGATTCAGCCGAATCGCTCAGGGATCAATTCGCAATGCAGGCTGTTGCGGGCGGCCTCGCTCGCACAACCTTACCTGAATATGACCTCAGGGCAATGTTTGGAGATCGTTGCGGCATTACACGCGAAGAAATCCTCGCGGCTGATGCCTATCGCATTGCCGACGCCATGCTCAAGGCGAGGAAGCCATGACCACCCGCATCCAGGTCACCATCCAGCCGAACGAGTCCGCGAGGATCATCCGAGAGCCAGAGCCTCGCAAGAGCCAATTCCAGATCATCGAAGAGATCGCGAAAAGCCGAGAAGGAAAGACCCGATGGCGATGAGTTCAGACTTTCGCAGATCCGCTGAGAGTTGTGACCAGGGCGAAAGTCCATTCGGACGGCAGCGCCAAGTTGTCCGCGTCGATCTCACCGGAGATCTTCGGGACGTCGAACACTACATGGCGATCCTCCGGAAGGCCGCTGAACGCTCCGGCGACAATACCCAGCGCATGGGCAATCAGTTCAAAATCTATCCGAGGGCAAACAATGACTAAGCCTATTGAGGCTTGCCACATCTCTGTCGGCGTCCGCATCCGGATGATCCGCGAGACGCTTGGCCTGACACAGGACGATCTTGCAAAGCGGGTGGGGCTCAAGCGCGTGTCCGTCACGAATACAGAGATCGGCCGCCAGCGGCTTTTGCTGGATGGCATTGAGCGCTACGCGACCGCGCTCGGGACAACTCCAAAACATCTTTTGAAGGGAATTTGGTGGTGACCGAGAAAAATCACATGAGCGATGTTGCCCAACCAGAAAAAGTGAGGCTGGCGACAATCGATGAATGCGCGAACCTATTGGCTCGCGAGTACCCCGACAACGCGAACACGAATGCGTTTTGTGCTGCCATTCGCTCGCTCGCCGCCCAGCCGCCGGCCACTCCGGTTGAGACGGGGCACTACTGCCAAACGTGTTGCGGTGACGGCAAATACGATCGCCGCATGTGCGGCCTACCGCCGGAGGCAGACGACACATGCGTCGATTGCAACGGAACGGGCGTCGAGCCTCCTCCCAGATCCTCTGCCGGGACCGGCGGTGACATTTTGAGCAAGATCACGGCCGCGCTGACCAGCGATAGTGACGCCCGGCGCGACGAGGCCCTTGACGCTGCTTATGTCGAGATCGAGCGCCTCCGCATCGAGCACGACAACAGGTCAAAACTCAATCACGCCCGCGCCAAGATCATCGAAGAATGCATGGACATGCTGGCGGACGTGCCCGGTGATGGCCTAGTTGCGAAGCTTACTGACTACATCGGCAGCTACATGGCCTTGCAGATCAAGGTCAGCGATGTACCGCAGACATTGAACAAGACGGAGGCCGACCATGGCTAGATCTCCCAGCGCGTGGCAGTCCGGTCTTGATGCCAGCCGAGAAGAGAGGCGCGCGGAGCGCGTTGCTTCCGAGCTAAGGCCGTTGGAGCCGCTTTTGCCCGGTGAAACTCGGTCTGAATATCTCGCCCGCGTAGACCGGGACGAGAACGAGGCTTGGCTTGATTGGTTCGGTCGAGCGCAGCCATTTGACGGAGTAGAGGAAGCTTTCCGTGCGGGTTTCCGTGCAGCAAGGCGGGCATCATCATCCCCACTGCCGCGCCCAGAGCATTCATGATGATTTGCGCCGCTTCAGCTTGCGCTCGATCGCATCCCGTATCCAGCTCACGCGATCCTCGCCCTCTTCCCGGTCGGCGTCGATCATCTCCAGGGTATCGGTTTTCAGCGGTAGCAGAATCCGCTCATCCCAAACTTTCTTCCGGCCCATCGCTCTTTTCCGTATATATGCTATTGACTATGGGAAACATATATACGATAAATGGGTCATCAGCAAGGGAGATCGACATGACCCAGCTTTTTACCCGCCAAGGTTCAGCCCCCACCGCTCCGGTCCAGACCGATGTCAAGGGCAATTCGTTCTTCGTGTGTCCGCGCATGTGCAACCGCTGCGGCGGCGCCGGGAAGTCTGACCGCTGGATTCGCACGGGTCTGGTTTGCTTCGATTGCGGCGGCGTTGGTTCCAAGGGTGAGCAGACCGTTAAGCTCTACACCGCCGAGAAGCTGGCGAAGCTCAATGCGACCAAGGCGAAGGCGGATGCCCGCCGGGCGGCTGAGCACCAGGCCAAGCGCGAGGTTGAGGCTGCGGCAACTGCGGCGCGCTCTGCTGCCTTCTTCGAAAGGCACGGCGACCTCGTTGAACGCGCTAAGGGCTATCAGGACACCTTCATCCGGGACGTTATTGATCGGGCTGTTCAGCGCTGCGAAATGACGGACAATCAAGCGGCTGCCGTTGCCAGCGCGATTGACCGCAAGGTCGCCGAAGCTGCGGCCCGCGTTGCCTCTAAGCATATCGGATATGTGGGGGAGCGCCTCTCCCTCGCCGTGACCGTCGAGCGTGTGGCCAGCTTCGAAAAGCCGGCCTTCAACGCGCCCTGGACGACAGAAGTCGTCAACATCGTCACGATGCGCGATGCCGGCGGCAACACGATCGTTTCCAAGGGCCGCTTCTACGCAGAGAAGGGCGCCAAGATCACGATCAAGGCGACCGTCAAGGAACACACCACCTACAAAGAAGAGCGCCAGACGCTCGTCCAGCGGATCAAGGAGGCGGCCTAAGGGCCGCATAACCAATGTCTTCGCAGAAGTATTCAGGAGAATAAATCATGAGATATCCAATCATCATGAACGGCGACCACGCTGAGTTCGAGCGCGAGCACGCCAACACGAAGCCCGAGGATCGTCCGGATTGGCCGCTGCCGTCCTTCGACGCGCGGGATTGGGCGAAAGCATTCTGCAAGGCTAACCCAGATTTTGACGAAGGAGTCGCCTTGGCCTGGTTCGCCAACGCCCTGATGCGTGGCTATGATGAGCGCACGGCGAACGAGCACATCATCGTTCCTGTGGGAGGAGCGGGCCAGTGACCGGGAACCGCGAATATTTTACGCTCGTTTTCAAGGGCGACATCGGTAAGTTCAAGCTCAACCCGTTGAACACAGAAACAGTGTTTGGCCGCCCCGAGGCCGCCGGGAGAGGCGACGCATTCGAAGAATGTGAGAACCTGCGCGAAGAAAACGAACGGCTGCGCAAGGCACTTTCTTTCTACGCTGATGGTCGGCGATACCAGGGCGCCAACCAGCGGCCCATCTCTGACGATCCATTCGCCAAGCCAGATGCGGTCTACATCCTCGACGTGACCCGCGATAACGGTTCGATCGCCACAGCGGCATTGGCTTCAGAGGACCGCCAGTGAGCCGCGAGCGCACCACTGGCGAAGTGGCGAGCGAGATTGGCGTTTTGCCAGATGTCTTGCGCAAGTGGAAATATCGTGGGCTGCTGAAGTTAGCGCCGGGCGGCGTCGCTGGCCAAGGTCGGTCGGTCGAATGCGTGTGGTCTGAAGAAGCGTTCGCTGAAGCGAAGGCCCTGTCAGAAAATCAGGATCGCAAGAAGTTTGGGCCGCGACCAACACGCGCCCCTCAATCATTCCCCTCAAACAAGTGATGGACTGAAAATGAAATTCTATCACTGCTTTTACACGGATCTTCCTGATCAGTTCGTCGAGGCGAACGCGGCTGCTCTCATCAAGTGGGCGGACGGTTGGCAGGACAAGAACCGCTACTACCACCGGCAGCGCATCATCGACGCCGTGGTTATCGACTTCTTCGGCAATGCCAAGAAGGAAGATTGGCCGCGCCTCATGGTTCAATCGAAAGTCCTGCTCGAACGCTGGACCCAAAACAAAGGAGCGAACTACAATGGCCGATATTGGGAATCCCTTGCGGAGGATCAACGTGATCCCGATCGAAAGTCCGGTCTCCCCGGGGGAAAAGATGCCGGCCTCGCTGCCTGGCTCAGACCCGGCTCCATCTACCCCCTCGCCAGTTCGGCAGCCGGACAAGGCCCCAGCCTAACCTTGGCGCAGATGGATGCGCTATACCGTTCCATGCTGCAACAGGCGGCCTCGCCAACATCGTTCTCGGCTCTGCGTAACGTCATGCTCTATGGAGCAGATTTTGCCGAGCCGAGAGCGCCGCTCAAGCGTGAAAGCGTCGTGGCTGGCGAAATCGTCGGCTATCGATGCTGGAAACTCGAAAAGGGTCTGCTCCGTAGCGTCTACCAGAAAGATACTTGGATACCTGGCCAAATTCTGGAGGGGCGTGAGCTTGGAGACTGGGACTCGCGTGGCATCCATGCGTGGAAAGATAAGGGCTCAAAGCAGTATCACGACTACATTCGAAGCTATCTCAATCAAGCCGATGACCCGTTTGGGCGTAGCCTGTACTTCATGGGCGGCACCGGCGAGAGAGAGGTCGTATCCCGCCCAGCAATGGTGACAGGAACAGTTTTCCTTTGGGGAGATGTCGTGGAACACGAACGCGGATGGCGCGCCGAGTTCGCCCGCGTGCGCTCGCTTGACTGGCTCTATCCCGACGAGACCATGATGGGCCGCGAGCAGGAAGCTTTGTCCGGCCTCCGCGCCAGATACTCACTGTCGTCGAAGGAGGCAAAGTGAGCCTCATCACCCTCGCCCAAGCCGCAACCGAGATCGGCGTATCGAAGCGCTGGCTGCAATATTGGCTGGCCGAGAACCCGGTGGATAGCGCTGGCCTGCCGTTCTATGTTCCCATCGGCCGGAATAAAAGGTTCGACGTTGCCGATCTCGGTCGGATCAAGGCTGCAATTCGTGAGGGGGAGCGATGCCGCTTAAGCTCTATCGGCGTAAAGGGATCTACTATTGCCGCGGAACAGTTGGCCCGACTGGCAAGCGACGCCGCATTAATCTGTCGCTCCACACCGAAGACAAGGACATCGCGGCGCGCCAGGCTACTGAGCTCGAAAGCGGATACTGGAAAGGTCATTTCGATGGACCCGAGGCCATCCTGACCTTCGCGCGAGCTGCGCAGATTTACCGAGCGGCCGGCAAGTCCACGACATTCCTCGATCCGGTCGAGAAGTACCTAGGCCAGACGCTGGTGCGAGACATCTCGGAAGGAACAATCCAGTTGATGGCGAAGGACCTGTATCCGAACGTCGCCAACGCCAGCCTCAACCGGCTGGTGATCGTGCCGACGATGGCCGTGATCAACCACGCCGCCAGATCCAAGCTGTGCTCCCGCCTGACGGTCGAGCGCTACGAGGAAGATTCCAAGGTCAAGGAGCCCGCCACGTTGGAGTGGGTGACGAAGTTCCGCGCCGCTGCCAAGCCCCATCTGGGGGCCATGGTGCTGTTCATGTGGTTTACCGGCGCCCGTCCTGGCGAGACCGTCGCGGTCCAGTGGGATGATCTCGACCTGCAGCGGGCAACCGTCCTAATCCGGGAGAGCAAGGCCAGCAAGGAGCGCCGGGCGCATCTGCCGGCCGCCCTGGTTGCGGCGCTAGCGAACCTACAGCGCGTCGAGGGTCGCGGGGTATTCATCTATGGGCGCCTCAGCTCGCTCAAGGACTCGTGGGCGACCGCCTGCGAGAAGGCCGGGATCAAGCGCCTCACGCCGCACTGCTGCCGCCATGGCTTCGCTACGGGCCTCCTGCGGCGCGGCGTGGACGTGGTGACGGTGGCATGGCTGGGCGGCTGGAAGAGCGCCGAGCAGGTCCTGAAGACCTATGGGCACGCAATCAAGAACCCGAAGTTGACCGACCTATTATCTGGTCCAGAGTTGGCGCACTACGCGGACGAGACACCAGAAACCAAAGTTACTGCAACGGCTTAGCTGAATTACGAATTACCTTGGGCAGGAAAGCGCGAAAGAACCGTAGCAAGGAAATTCCCCTTTAATTCAAGGCGCTAACCCATGACAGATTTGCGACAGGGTGCAAGAGGATGCATGAACGACTCGCGAACATGCACACAAAGTGGTGCAAAACTGACGCACTATGTTCTGGAGACGTTCGCGCCCTTCTCCCGCCGCTTCAGCTCGCGCTCGACCGCATCGCGGATGAAGGCGGCCATGCCCTGCTCTCCCACGATCTCGCGAATCCGCTCCCGCGTCTCTTCCGAGAGGCGGACTTGTGTCGGCTTGATCCCCAGCGGCGGCCTTCCCATCCGCCGGCCAGTATCGAGTATCGGATTATTTGTCAAAATCTCCTCCGTAAGCGGTATCGGTTATTGACACAATAACCGGTATCGCTTATAAATTCAATATCAGATCACGGGAGACGGGCATGACCTCAAACATCATCGTAACCGAAGCTGGACGGGCTTGGAGCAGCGGCACTGCCGAGATCAATGGGCGTTCCGTCCGCTGGGAAGCCTACCGGAAGAATGAAAGCGAGATCAGGGTCATGCTCGCAGAGGGCAAGAAGTGGTTGCAGGGATTATCGGCCGCCCGGAATGAGATCTCCCCGACCGCTCGCAAAGCTATGCGGCCGTGAGTGAGGAGGTCCGCAGCGTGGACGATGTCGAGGCGGCCCTGCGTAGGGCTGCTGGTGTCGGAGCGCGACGGGACCCTTGTCCAGCCTTCGGAGGCAATTGGTTTTACGCTGACCTCGGATGCGGCGCCCGGGTTGAATTCGGGAATATTGATGGGAAGTTCGTTGGGTCCGTCTCCCTGTTAATCCCGCGCCTAACCCCAGAGGCGGCAGAGGCTATTCTGAATCTTTTGAGGACGCGTAATGAGCCGAACAGCATCTACCAAAGGTGATCACCCCATGACCGACTTCACCGAAACCCGCTCCATGCTGAAGAAGGCCGCCATGGCCGAGCCCGGCCAGACAGCAGAGCGGAATGGCTATCACAACATGCTGGAGCAGACCGAGGCCTTGGGCAAGCCGGCCCAGCCCGACGAGTGGCCTCACCGGAGGTCCCATCTCGCGGCTTCGCTCGATCAGCAGCAGAAGCGGCTCGCCAAGATCAAGGAAGATCCTTCATGGGCACTCGGCCCGCGAAGGGCCGGAGAGTAGTCATGGAGATCCTGAAGCAGATCCTCATCGTCTACTTGATCGGCGCCTTTCTGACCGGCGGCATTGTCGCCTCAATGGAGAAGGTGAGTTTCAATGTGCGCGGCAAGCCGGCGCGCTTCCCTCGCCTATTGGCTGGCTCCGTTGCGGCCATGATCTGGCCCGCCGTCATTTGGCAACTTCTTGTGCCTCGCAACCGACAGACGGAGAAGTGAGATGGTCGCTAAGAAAGCCCGCGATGCCAAGGTCCAAGCATTTCTCGACAAGGCCCAGGCGCGCGAGGATCGCTACCGCGCACAGCGGCTAAGCAAGATCAAGCGGGCTATTGCTGGCGCCGAGTTCATGGACGGCGAGCTGTCCATGCTTGAGGAAATCGTATTCCTCGCCTTCGGTCGGACCAAGCTTCAGCGCTGAGCAGGGGAGATCATCCATGAGCAAGAAATCTGACCGGGGCGCGCTGCTGCAATTCGAATTCGACCGCGCTCGGGTCAAGGCAATGACGCGGGAAACGCAGCACGGCATCAATACGACAAAGCGGCCGTTCTTTCTGGCTCTGGAGATCGTTCGCGGCGCCCTGCAAGACGTGATCGAAAATGGCGGAACGCTAGTCGTCGTGGCGTCTGAAGAGACCATTACTGTCGTCCAGCGGCCAGAAGCTGAAGACCTCGAAACCAAACAGGCACCGGGAGCGTGACGTGAACCTATCTTTATTGGGATCTGAAGAGGAAATCAGCGCCGCCGTGAATCGCGTTCAGGCGGCGGACGCAATCAACTGCGTTGGGAAGAGCGTCCATTTTTCCGTTCATGCCGTTGGCAACACGGTATCGATCATCGCTCACGAAATTATTGCTGGCGACGCCCCTATCATCGGGGTCATTCGCCTTGCCCCCCATCAGTGGGAGCAGTTGAGAGACTGTCTCGACCCGCTTGTGGAGCGGCACGCGGCGGTCTCATCCACACTGCGACAGGGA